TCGCGAATCAAAAATACACGTGTTTAAATAATTAGAAAAAATTAACACATTATTACGATATGTGGATTTAATAGACTATTTTTAACCTATTAAATTCAGCTTTTAACAATTTTTTGTCGATAATAAGCAATAGCGACCTTATTCCGGCACTTCTTCATCAGGTAACTTCACATGTGATTGACTAACTTTATGAGCTAATTCTATCGCCTCTTTAGTGTGACGATGATGCTGGTCATGGATATCCATTAACAAGTCAGCAGCTTTAGCTTCTTTGCGCTCTTGAATTCTAGCAGCCTCAAGTATGGCGTTATCTTTAGCCTCCTTAGCATCTAAAGCAATTCGCAATGTATCATTGTGAGTTGCAGTCATTGATGCTTGAATATTTGCCGCATCAATTTGCATGTCTTGTTGCTTAAGCTGATTATCAATTGCATTCTGCTTGATTTGCTCTTGAAGTTTGGCATGCTCTAATTGCATTTTCATAGCAACAGGATTGTTTTGAGCAGCCTGCGCCTGCTGTTGTTTCTGCTCAACTAACCATTCATCGGCCAACAGCTTTAGTTTATCGATACCGCGGATTTCAAGATTGTCTAATAAGACTGGCAATCCTTTCTGATTAATGAATGCAGAAAATTCTTGAGATGCCTGAGATAGCGCAATGATTTGTTGTAATGCGCGATTCTTTTGAATGGCAAAGCTAACGCCAGCTTCAATCTTAATATTTAAAGCATCAGGCGAATATTCAATTTTCAATCCATCTTTGCCATTAATCTTAACATAATGCTTTTTGCCATCTTTAGTAACAATAGGGATGGTTCTAGGGGTTTTACAATACTTAGGTATTAAATCTAATACGCCACGCCCTAGCTGAGTTAGCATTTGCATAAAGCTCACTACATAAGGCATTCCTGCTGCATTACTTTGGGTTGCGCCCTCTACAATTGCAATGCCACTTAATTGATTATTGTTAATGCCGAGCGCGGCATCATAAGAACCTAAGATAGCCTGGATAGTTTGGTCAGCCAATGTAAAAGCTTGCGTAATTTCTGGCGGAGCGGGTACTCGCGCAATTTCTTGGGGAGGGGGAATTTGAATAGGCGGTGTAGCACTGCTAGGATTATAATCCATAAAGGCATTATATACGAGCGTGTTAGCTTGCTGAACATTGTTATAAGCCATGCGATAATCTTCTTCATCAGGAATGCTCTCCTTCGCTACTTTGAACTTATGCATTACCATGCTTTCAAGTTCATTTGCTAAGCATTGTCCCGCATAATTCTTTAATGTCTGAGCATCATGAGCATGATAAACATAAGGACGCGACATTTCTTCGATTTGCTTGTTATCAGGATCTCGCAATAATATTGAATTACCACCCATATAAATTAACGGAAGAATACTAAAATCAGTCTCTTTATAGTCAACAACCTGGTCATCTATCACAATATAGCGACAAATGGTCGTCAAAAGAGTATATCTTTCATAAACAACAGCAGGATATTGCTCAATATGGCCCTCTAAATTCCACTGTTCCATCTCTTCTTTGTATTCTTTCCATGTTAATGTCTTATTATTAGCTAATTTAACTATTTTTGTGCGTCGTTGTTTCTTCTCATAATAATCTGCAACCAGCAAAATCTTTTCTTTTGCATTACGATAAGTCCAATCAAATCCAGCTAATGAGCCATTATAGCTAAGGCCACTAATATCAACATCAGGATGCAGTTCTTTGAAATCATCTTCGGTCATCGGATAAATTTCAAAACAATATTTGCCATCACCCTTATGCGGCAAACGTGCCATTGGGTCAAAGCCACACATGACCGGATCATAAACTCGCTGAACTTTAATATCCTGAACAAACGAACGTTCATGCGCATAATCCGTTAATAATTTAACAACACTAAAGCCACCACTTAATCCATCTGTGTAAACTTGATATTCGAACGAATCATTGTTAGCTTCAAATAAGATATAGCGTAAATGGCCTTCTAAGAACTCAATTAATTTTGGATCTATTTGTTGTTCATTATTATTCTGTGATACCTCAATAGAAGGCTCTTGCTTTGAGAATTCACCTCGAAGCCTGCTGACATATGCCTCAAGCACATTAAACTCAACCTGGGGCTTATTAAGCGAATCTAAGAGAGTTAAATCGCTATCGCTTAACGATGATTTAAATACAAACTTACGGAACTCATTAAACCGATTGTAGTTAGGCTGGAAATATTCACGGGCATTATTAATGTTTTTCTTAATGCGCTTTAATTCATCTTGATAACGGGAAGCGACCTCTGGCATATGCAGCCCTCTTTAAATTAGATATGGTTTTTTGATTCTGTCCAATATTGACAGGTTCTTTTGCTGGTTTAACAGCAGACAACGGATTTCCATAATGCATGGCAATATATTCATGCGCTTCTGCAATATGCGAATACATATTCTTTAAAGGCTTAGGTTTATATTGATCATCTAATGAAACATTCATACGCGGATAGTGATAACCCCCCATTAATGCTTTACGTAGACGCTTACATTTAGAAGAAAGCTGATAACCAGGCGTGCCTAAAATTAACCGACGAAGAAATTTTTTAAGGCCATCGCGACGAGCAGTAGGCTCATTATTTTTAGAAGCAGGATAAGATCTAATGCCCAATTCCAATAAAATCTGGCCACAACTCTCACCAGACGATTGGGAAGCCGTCTCGCCTGCCGGATCGTGACATGAAAAATAATTACTACGCCAAAATGGGTAATGTAAATCAAGATGAGGAATAACAGTATATTCCGCGAAGTCCCGTAAGAAGAGATCATCGCTATACAATTCATCCAGAGCAACAAACTGACCATTAGGAAGCACTTGAACAATAGAACATGCCGGGGTAAGTCCAAAGTCAAAGCCTAAGCCGATTTCAACAAGAGGATTGGCTTGTAATTCTTCATTGGCGAAATGGATGGCGTCACAATATTCTGGATGAACTGGCCTGCCATCTACAAAGATGCCATATTGGCCCATTAAATAAACTTTAATTTGGTCATCCGTATAACCCGAAACTAACTTTATCCAATAATCAGCATCATTCTGACAACGAACATAATCAGCCAACCTATTATTTACATAATAAGTTCCAGAAAGAGATATAGCGCAATGATCTCCTTCCGGCCTTTCATCAACAATTGCTAAAGCTGACGAATATTTAAACAACTTATAACCATCAGGTTTATGCTCCTCAAATAACTTATAAATCCAATGTTCAGTATCAGGAGGGTTGGTATCGCTAAGAATACCTGTCCAGGTAATAGGCGCTCCCATCATCTTGGCTGGATAACGATTAATACGTTGCAAAGCAATATCAAATACCGCTTTAGGAATATACTGAAGCTCATTGATATAAGCCCCCGTAAGCTCCAAAGACATAAGTTTATGAATATCATTAGGGCTATCTAAGGCAAGGAATATAACCTCGCAATCAATATCTTCTAAGATAATATGATGGGTAATTGGAGCAGACCATTTGATAGGACCAAAAGCCTCGGCAGGAAACCAAGCTTGCCATGTTTTGATAGTAGTGGATTTTAATTCTGGATAAGTATTGCGAATAACAGCCCATCGACTTCGTCTAACACCATCAGAACCTTTAGCTTGCTCGGATGCTCGACGAAATATCTCAATACAATTAGCCACCGATTTACCACACCCAACAGGACCCAAGAGTAATCGCACCTTGCTATTATCAAGATGAAATTCCGCTGCTGTCTTCGTTGCCTGGTAATTTATCGTCGTCATTTCTGCTGATGTTAATAGTAAACTTCAAAGGCGACTGTTCAGTATTTGATAATTCAACTGATTTCAATTTTGGAGCATAGTACTGCGCTAATTCTTTATTACACTGAAAATAAACGTCATCATCATCAGTTCTAAGCGCTAAGTCTTTTAGGTTCTTTAATGGGTTAAAATCCCACTCAAGGAACATTTTAGCCACATCTGGCCTATATTTATTAGCAGAACCTTTCTTTCTGCCATGTATATTCCCACTTTCACCTTTTTTAAACGCCATTAAATCACCTTGTTAAGGTAATTGTTGTAACAATTTTTTCTATGCATCCAATACTTTTCGCGTATATTTCCGCTTAACCTTCATCTGCTCAACCGGAAAACTTTCTACCGAATTAACCTTTTCTTCTTCCTGCTCAATAAAGCCAATACCACGACAAACAACACACTCACGTTCCATTGCGCCTAAGCCAACAATAATCTTACGTCCCTGACATGCTTCACATC